TCATAAGCTCTTGAGCGTGTCGCTCAGACATCGTAGCAATCTCATGGGCCAAGGCATTCTTCTGATCCTTGTCCTCGATGAACTTATCAAGTAGCCCTGTAACCGGCCCTACTAATGATGCGACGATGCTCATAGTCTAATCCCAAGTTTTCGTGTTACGGCCTATCTTCTTAGGTATGCAGTAAGCACTTATGTTGTTTTGGTTACGTTGCTGCTTACCTATTTTAACTGCACCAGATTCAACGTAGTACGCAAACTGATTGCAGCGGGTCACATCTCGAAAGTAGAACTCTTCCTTTAAAGGTTCCCCGTCGATTATGACTATAAGTAAAAACGCCATTATCATCGGTTAGTTAACCAAGCCAGTAATGCGCCTACAGCGGCAGGGACTAAAACAATCACTACGACAAAAATCATCGCGTACTGGCCCATTTCCTTCCGAAACTTCTTCTGTTTAGCTACAGCCCTAGCCAACTCTTCTTGTTTGGCTTTACGCGCATTCGCCATTTCTTGCATACATTGTTGATACAGATGCCCGTTACCGCTTATGGTGAATAGATCTTTCACCTCCTGCATGGTATCTGCGATCTGCTTACGCGCTAATGCTGCTTTAATGGCATCAGCTTCAGACAACTTGCCTGTATTCTGCGCTCTGGCTAATTCTACCTCTGCGCCGCCGAGCTTGCCGAGAAAGGTTCCTATGGTGCTTAAATCGTCCGCTGTTCCTGCTACTTGTTTGATCGCGTTTGAAGCCATATTGACTCCAGCCACTATCGCGGAGATTTCTGCAATCATTTTCTACCTCATAGATAGCAATATCGGAACTAAAACCGACCCTAAAACAAGAATGTAAATACCGTAAATTAGGTGTTCGAGTCTGTCGAACCTCTTAGACCCAGACTCCAAACGCTTTTCAATGTTTTCATATCTGATCGCGCATTCTCTTTCGTGTGCGCCAATCTCAGCTAGAGCGTCTTTTACCGTAGGTCGCTGTGCCGACATTATTCCTTGGCCTTACCGATGTTTAAAGCCAGAGCTTCAACTACGGGGTATATCCATTTGGCGAAGAAAGCATCGTCTTTGGGTGTAGGTGTAGCGGCACAAATTGCGCTGGCTATTACCGACAACGTAGTCAGAGTCGTTACGATTTCAATTAAGTCCATCAGCTTGCCTCTACTTCAGCTTCTTCTTCAACAGGCTTAACCCCTTCAACAATGGCTCTGGTGTAGGCTTGCAAAAGAAGTTCGCGCTCGTTGGTTTGCATTTTAAGCGTAGATATTTCACGGCGTAACTCGTTTACACGGGCTATGTTTGCCTGTGTTGATACGTCAAGTTCGGATAACTTATGCTCTTCGTTGTCAATTACAATTGTTTGTTCTTCACTCATGACAGTGGCCCCGTCTGTGCAGCGTTATAAGCTGTTACAGCATCTGATGTATGGAAAGTATCGCACATAGCTTTTACCTCTGTGGATTCACCAGACCAATCGTCTGTTGGGCCTACTCCATGACGATGAAATGTTCTACTGATTTCTACATCATCTCTGCTAATGATAGTAGCTGTACGGACTTGGATGACTTTCCAGCCTCCGCAATCTACTACTTCAATCTTGTCTTCTACTGTTGATTCTGAAAGTGCCATTTTATTTTTTCCTTTTATTATCGTGGCGGTATTGCCACCTGTCTGTGCCTAGAATCCACTAGGCGTAATGTTTTAGGCTGCTCCTGTCATATAAGTAAATGAGATCATCAGGTACAAAGGGTTTCCCGTAGTAAAAGTCGCTCCAGCAATACTGCCGACTTGTGTAAAGATTATTTCAGTATCGCCTACAGACGCATACCCTGAATAGGATGTAGCAAATATATTTGTATGTGCAAAAGTTACTGCTGAATAATAGCCACTGCCACTTAGTACGCTAAAAGGTAGTCCGGTTAGTTTTGCAATACCTGTTCCTGCCGATATTACATTAGACCCTGCGTTATAAATATTAACAGTTACTAGGTTACCAATTTTAGTGTAGTAACCTGTTGTGTTGACAGTTGTAATGTTTGAATCACCAGAAGTGGTGGTCAGCCCCATTGTCCATGTGCCAGTTTCATAGTCATTTAGCAATTCTGCTTGCACACCAGTAGCGCCGCTATTAGCACTAAAGTCAATACCATGCCCAGCAGCTACTACAACATTACCATCTGTAAGCGTAAGCCCATTTGCAACAGTTACTGCACCAGCATTGGACATTGTTATCCCATCTCCGGCTCCATCTCCTATAGATATAGCAAAAATACCATTGACATGCGTAAGATAGCTTCTGGTGTCACTGTCTACATCCGTTAAAGAAAGAGCACCGTCTGTATAACCATTACCCTTTGATTTTATATTTAAACCTGTACCGATAGCTGTGGCTCCAATACCCACAGCCCCATCAGCACCGTTAACAAACAAAGCGTGTGTAAGGTTGTCAGACTCAACGCGGAAGTCTAGGTCTTTAGAATCATCGTTAACAACAACTTCAGTATTATTACCCTTAAAGAAAGATACGGCTGCTCCTGCTTGTATAACATTAAAATTAAGAACAGAATCTTCAGTACCATCACTAACATCTAATGCATATGCTTCTACTTCTGCATACTTTACAGTTTGACTGTTATCATTTCTTCCGTAAAAAGCAATATTTCCAAGCTCGTCACTATCTGCTGGGGAAGCAGAATTTCTAAACATACTTAAGTTAGGCCCAACACCTGCATCTGCATCTGTAGAGATAAGAGTGAGCGTGTCACTGTTATCTGCTGTTGTGAAGGTTGCATTAGCGCCTGTAAGAGCGCCAGTAACCGCTAGGTTTCCAGCAAGTTCAAGGTCATCCATCTCGTAAACAATTGCACCAGAACCACCACCATCCGTAGCGACAATCTTGGTTTGACCCGCAGCAATAGCTACGTTAGCGCCAGAGCCTTGTGTAAGCGTCAGTGCAGCAGCAGTTTCGTTACGCATGATCCAAGTGTGGGATAATGTGCTAGGAGCCAATGTAACTGTACAAGCTGTACCACCACCCGTTAGGCGTAAGAACGTAGACCTAAACTCGTCGGCTGTACCGTCTGCCATCGTAATGGTATGAGTTGATGCGTTAGCTATGGCCTCTGCACCGACACCCATCGCGTTAGCAATAAGTTCTAAATTTGTGTTTGTACTTGTGCCCCAAGTACCGCTCTCATCGCCCGTGGCGATCTCTTTTAAGCGTAGGTCGTTTACGTAAGTTGCCATCTAAGCTACCTCATCCCAGTTAGGGGTTTGACTGTCTGATATGTTAGACCATCCGGGGGTCTGACTATCGTTTATATTACTCCAATTTGGGGTCTGTGAATCATCTACTAGCCCCCAAACATTAAAAGCGCCTATCTCTCCAGTACCTGAAACCCCGATAACTACTACCGTGGCTTTTGCATCTATCGTTACTGTACCAGCAGCGCCCGTACCTTCAACACCAGTCGGGACGAGTGTTTGTCCCAAACCGATTGAAACTGTGCCAGCCGCTCCAGTACCAACAACGCCAGAAACACCAACATCCGCATTACTGGATACAGAAACCGTTCCGACAGATCCAGTTCCTTCAACACCCGTGACAGCGGTATTAGCCTCTGCATCAACGGTAGCTGTGCCTGCTGCGCCCGTACCTGCAACACCTGTCGGTACAATTGTGTTATTTGTAACAAGCGAGATTGTACCAAGGGCAGTCGTTCCCGCCACACCAGTAACAGAAACATTGGCTTCCGCATCGACAGTAACAGTTGTAACCGCGCCCGTGCCAACAACACCCGTAACACTGACGTTTGCTTCTGCAACGACTGTAACTGTACCTGCCGCACCTGTTCCTTCAACGCCCGTGACAACAACTGGAACTGCACCTTCGCCCCATTCAAGTTGGCCCCAAGTGCCTCTGCCCCAGCCGTTAATAACCGCCACACGTTACGCCTTATGCTATGCGAATAATCGCATTTGACGCATCTGCTGCGGGGAACTGAATAGTAAAGTCACCTGCGGTAGAAGTCTTATCGCCACCAAACGCCAAAGAACAAACGGCTGGATCACCAGATGCTGAGTCATTAAAAATTAGTGCACCGTTAGCAGTGACCGTTGCATTTGAAAATGTAAGGTCAGCAAAGTCCCCAAGAGCGGTTGTTCCACTAGCAACTGGCGTAACGCTAGTTAAAGCAGCGCCTTTCGCGGTGTAGTTTGTACCGCTTACTTCATTGCTGGAACTGTATGCAGTTGTTGCTGCGCCTAGTGTTGCGGAACTTGTATATAACGCTAAGTTAAACGTGTTTCCCGAACTAGCAGTAAAGTTATGAACAGCCTTTAAGATCTCAACCTTAAACGAAGTACACATTGCCGTAGAAATAGCCATTATAGACTCCTAATTATGTCTGCCATATCTTTATGGCCTTGACGTTCAAATTCAGCGGTAAGTGTAGTCCTATCGCTCTTAATTGCTTCTTTAATATAGTGTAAAGCCGTAGCCTTGACCGCCTCTTTAAACTCTTCTGCCTGTTGAGCAATAGCAGGATGACAATTACCACCGACACTAACAATTCTATCCGCAGCCGATTGCGCCCAAAACTCAGGGTCATGTCCTTTATTGCTTGTGGTCGTTACTAATACGTTACCTACTTCTAGCTTAGGCGCTTCAAAAAACATCTATATTCCTATTGAACCGGCATTACAGGTTGCCCTGATCTATATGCGTCGGAGCGTAGTTTACCATCACCCAGCACTTTTAACAGACTCATAGAGGTGACATACATCTTATCGTACAACGCAACCAAGTCAGGCTCACCTTTCATAAACCGTATGGCTTCGACCAGAGTGCCGTTTAGCAATGCGGAGTCAAACTCAGTCCCTAGCCAAGAAGTACCGGCGGTAACTATAGACTCTGGGTAGTAGCCATAATGTAACTCAGTGACATAACTAGAGTCTGGGGTAGGCCCAAGAAGGAACGTAGTTTCATCAAACACTGCGTAGTGCTTAGGTAGCCCTGTAGGTGTAGTGGCTGGATACGCTTCACGTATGAAGTTAACGTCCTTACTGAGTAAGTAGTTATAGTTACCATCACCATCTACAACCGCCAAGCTGTACGGGTAGAGAAAGTCTGTCGGTACAGTCAAATAAGTATTACTGCCTG